AGAAGTTAAAATGTCTGTACCAGAAGGTAAGGAATTTAATAAGACATATAGTCAATCAACTGAAGCACTAATTGCAAGACATAAGACTAAATTATCTAGTGAACGAATGAAAATAGAAAATCAAGATGTAGTTGTTGATGATATGGAAGACTTGGGCACTAGAATAAATAGTGTAGGCAACAAAATTAAAACTTACGAATTGTATGGCGAAACATATACTAAGCAAGGCTTAATTGATATTGCCAATGAATTAAAAACAAACGATAACACCTCCAAACTAGTAAAACTCAATATAAGTGAAGGTAGAATGAATGAGGCGTTAAATTTATTGGAAAAACTTAAACGAAAACGATAATTTTTTATATTTAATATTATGGATGAAGAAACTTACAAGATAGAATACAGAAAGGGTACAAAGTGGAATGAGCGACCTGAACAATTATATAAGTTTATGGAATGTAAACAGTGTGGCCAAATGGCAAAAGCATCTGATGACTCAATTGCAATAACTTGTTCTGATTGTATAATTGAAATGTGGGAACCACTTGAATCAAGTTATATAAAATCTGATAAACCTAGGGGTTGGACACTAATGGCTGAATTTATAGATAAAGATGGAAACGTGTACCATAGAGGAGTAGAACAGTCTACGTTAAAGGGAACCTTAGAATCTACTGACGTAAAAATATCAACTTCACCTGCAAAAAGAATGACAAACAGAGAAAAGCAAAACCTAACAGGAACAGCTGCTCTAAATCTACACAAATTAAAGAAACAGTTACAATCCACTAGGTGGAAAAAAGATAAAAAACCTATTTTAGCAGAAATTAAACTTCATTCGAAGGTTGCATCTGCCAAGTTTCCAAGAAACTTCAATAGGGTAGAGTATTTAAAACAATACAAAAAATAATTCAAAAAACATTTTTCCCTTTCATTTAATTTTATTATATTATATAATATGAAAAGAATATTAACAAACTGCCTGATATATTTTGGAGTAGGTGTTATGGTAACTTTTACCATACTAATTGCTATTATTCAACAAACTATTTTAACATTGATTAAAATTATAAAGAGGATAAAATATGCTGATAAATCAAACAAATAGGTTAGTTTACCATAGAGGTGGATCAACTAAAGAAGCTAAACAAATAGAGTTTACTATACCAAAGGATATGACTTGTGAAGAATTTAAGGTTATATGTATTAGAATGGCACATGCGATAGGGTACCACGAGGCATCTGTTAGGAAAACATTTGGTGAAATATCCGATAAAACTAGTCCAAATGAAAAACAGTTGAAATTATTACTAAATGACTGATAAAACACAAATGGAATATAAAGAAAGTAAAAACTTAGTGCTAAACAGGATACCCCCTGGTGATAGATGGCAACCTGTTGGAAGAACGGATATAACATTTGATTCACTAACGGACGGTTTGGAATGGTGCTATCAAGAAACTAGGTGTAGGGATTACTATTTGGGGGCCCTAGATGGAAAGGTATTTTCAATACAACAAACCGAGGTTAAGCCAACCCCACCAAAATCATTTAGTCTATATGGAGAATAAAAATATGAACTTAACAGAAGAACAAATAACTCAAAATTGGTCGAATCTAAAATCAAAAATTAAAAATAACTTTACAGGTGATAGGTTAACTAAGTTAAATAAACTATATGATGACCTTAGTAATAACATGATGCTGGCACCAGCCTCTGGTATAGAGCACTTTCACAATAGCTTTGCTGGTGGATATGTTGAACATGTCCTAAATGTTATGAACTGCACAGAAAAATTATATTCTCTTTGGAAAGATTGCGGTGCAGATATGTCTGGGTATACTATAGAAGAAATTATGTTTTGTGCCCTCAACCACGACTTAGGTAAAGTTGGTGATAAAGATAATGAATACTATATACCTAATGCAAGTGAGTGGCACAGAAAAAATCAAGGTAAAATATATGACCCTAATCCAAATATACAACATATGACAGTACCCCATAGAAGTATTTGGTTATTACAAGAATATGGTATTCAATTTTCACAAAACGAAATGATTGGTATATTGACCCACGATGGTGTATATGATTCTGCAAACGATGCGTATCTTAAACCATGGGGAAAAGAAAAATCCTTATGGAATAACTTACCAATAATACTACATCATGCAGATCACATGGCTTCTAGAATAGAATATGAAGCTTGGAAATCTGGTAATAGGGTTAAAACTGCATTTAGTAATGGTACTAAGTCATACGCTAAAAAACCTAAGGTATCAACTCCTGATGCATCAAAGGCTCAAGATATGTTTAAAGACCTTTTTGGTGATGGAGAAGTTTAATGGTGTGGATATTATCAGTATTATTATTAGTTTCTATTTACGTTATTTTTAATTTATTAAAGAAATTAGAAAAAATAGAATTAGCTAACGAAGAGTATTCCGACTGGATAGACCAACTATACACCAGTATAACATCAATTTTAAATGACATTCAAATATTAGATGATAAAAAAATATTTGAATCAGATGACGAAGTAGGTTCTGTATTTTCTCAAATTTCTGAAACCATAAAAAAATTAGAAGAATTAAAACAATGATAGAAAACGAAAAACTTAGCCCAGTACAACAATTTTATATTGATATAGAAATACATAGAGAAAAAGAAAGACTCATAGAAGAAGCCCTTATTGCAGCTTCTAAAAAGAAACGTGGTCGACCAAGAAAAAATAAAATGTATTTTACCCCAGAAACGGATTTAGCGATTATAGCATATAATATTGAAACAGACAATAGGTTAAGAAATAAGATATATAATGAATTTATTAAATATCCATTTGATAAACTAGCAGAAAATATTATACATACGTTTAAGTTTTATTATATGGATGGAGGTACACGAGAAGTAAAACACGAAGTAATTGCCTTTTTACTAGAAAAATTAACTAAGTTTTCTCCTGGAAAAGGTAAGGCTTTTTCATATTTTAGTATTGTTGCAAAAAACTATCTTATACAAAATAATAATAAACAGTATAAGGACTTAAAAAATAAAAAACCATTAACGGTAATAGATACCCGTAGAGACATAACTTCTGAAATATCCAATAGTGATAGATTAGAAGGATTAGATATATTCATAGATAGATTTAGTGAGTATTACGAAAAACAAATAACAACGAAGTTTAGGAATGAAAGAGATAGGCGAATAGCCTTTTCACTTTTAGTACTATTTAACGACAGAAAAAATATAGAAATATTTAATAAGAAGGCTTTATATATCATGATTAGAGAAATGACTGACACCAAAACACAACACATAACAAAGGTTGTGAATGTCATTAGAGACGATTTTGCTATTTTATACAAAAAATTTGAAAATGGCAATTTTTTTTAGTATTAAAAGTATATTTATATGTGGTTATAACAAAGGTTATTAAATAAAGGTTATTGGAATAGCGCAAGGTTATTCAATAAAGTCTTAAATGAAGAGAGCATTCAACTAAGCAAATTAAACAAAGAGAGGAAAATTTATGAGAAAAACAATTTTAACAGTAGCATTGTGCATGGTAGCAATATTTGCATCAGCACAGAATTTTATGGTAGTCACAACTTACACTGCAGCAGAAGAAGGCGCAGAGTGGGAAATGTCTAGCTTAACCGACAACATGGGTATTGGATACGTAGTAAACGATACTTGGACAGTTGGTTTAATAACAGCTGGAGAGGATTCATTAGGTGACAAAAATTACGACTTATTCGGTCGTTACAATTGGAATAAGGATATGTATGTTTCAATTCAAGCACCAACTGAAGAAATGATGGACAACTTAACATTAGGTTTAGGTTATTCATTCGTAGTATGGAAAGGGTTAGCAGTAGAACCTAACTACACAATGGGTCTTAAAGAAGACGCAAACGGAGATAGAGAAGGTACATTCAACTTAGGGTTGGCGTACCGTTTCTAGTAATTAAATAATTAACCGAGATGCTCTCTCAACTTAGTATTAACAATTAAAAAAACGGAGAAAACAAAATGGAAAACGTAATTAAATATATTACAGGCTTTTTTGGCGGATTAGGTACAATTCTTATGGCAGTTCTTCCAGTGACGATCTTATGGTTCGTATTAACTGGCGGTTCGGTATTCGGAATGGACGTAATTGCAAATCTTACTTCATTAGTGAATGGATTTGGTCAAGGTGGTTTCGCAGGATTAGTGGTACTAGTATTAGTAGCATCATTTTTTGTCAAGAAATAATTGATAAAAACATATAATTCATTAAATGGCTCGGAGTTAATTCTCCGGGCCATTTATTTTTTATCTAAAGTCTATATTTATAGTAAAGTATATTATATGTGGAGAAAAAGAAATGTTTGAAGACGAAATATTTGAAGGTAAAAGCTTTTCAGATCTATTGAAGGAAATACATACCAATTCAAAAAAGAAAGAAAAGCAGATAAACTCATTAATAGCCCAATTACAGCCTCTAGTTAAAAACATAACAGATGCAACAATATTGGTACCATTAATAAAGGATTATTTAGACGTTGGTATTAAGAATGACGATGCACTAATAAAAATGGCTGGTATAATACAACGTGCAATGAATAGAACAGAATCAGATGGTGGAGATTTTTCATTAACAGATGATGAGAAAAAAGAACTATTAAACACTGTCAAAAAATCAACAGCCGTTGAATGGGAAGATGAAGCAATAGGCGATGGCAAGAAACAAAACATCAAAAAATAAAACTAGTTTTAAAAATCCTAAGGGTACTGCTAAGAAAGCTAATTCTACAGCAGGACGATTGGGCGATTCGGCCGAAGTTATTGATGTAATTTTGGATCCAAGGCATCCCGAGTATAATCCTGAAAGATGGCCAGGTAGAAAAATTGGAGACATACAAGCAAGACCTGCTAGTTCATTTAATTTACCTATTTCCGAATGCCAGTGGTATCACCCAATGTGGCCAAATATATTTGCTGGAATTCCACTAATAGGCGAAATAGTATTACTAGTTGAGGCCATGGGCCAATCAAACAGGGGAGGAACATCTAGATTAGAAAAATATTATCTTCCAGCAGTAAACACGTGGCATGATCCAAATCATAATCAGGTACCAGCTGCAACTTTCGATATAAACATGTTATCTGAAACCCCATCTGAAGCAGAAATTTGTAACCCATCAGGAGTATACACAGCTAACAACGGAACAGAACAAGGCGCAATCGATTTAACTCCTCCACTAGGTAGAATTTTTCAAACAATGGACATTAAACGTCTACAACCTTATGAGGGAGATGTAATGTTTGAAGGTAGATTTGGCCAAAGTATTAGGTTTGGATCAACAAACAAAACAGGTGCATCCCCAAATCTATGGTCATCTGGTGAAGGAAATAACGATCCTATATTTATACTAAGTAATGGCCACAGAACAGTTGTAGATCAAAACTATCACATAGAAGACCCTGACCAAGACGGATCTTCTTTATGGATATGTGGTGGTAATGCTATTACATTTAACCCTCCATCAGATAATTGGGACTCATATAAAACAACGTTTGACGCCGAAGCATTATCCGAAATACCCAATGAACTATACAAACAAGTACCAGCACCACCTGAATTTGAAGGCGAAAGACCGGGCCCATCTGCAACTACTCCAGAAGAGGTACTAATAGAACAAAAAGAAGCATCAAAAGCAACATCTGAAGAGAAAAAACAAGACCTAGATAAACCATGTCCAGACGGACAAGAACAAGACAGTCAAGGTAAGTGTGTAGATAAAGAAGTAGCCGAAGATGACCCTGTAGATCCTCCATCAAATACAAATGAACATACATGTGGGTTGGCCACTCCATGGAATAAAAAGATAGCCTCAATACTTGCACCCCTAGTACTAGATAAACAATATTCAGACTTAGGTTGGATGTCAGGATTTAGAAATAGTAGACCTGGAAAAACAAACGGTGATGATAAATTCTTAACAAAATATGGTGTACCTCATCCAAGACTTAAGGAAGGCGAATATAATAATACCTTAGCAAAACGTGGTGGAGAAACTTGGGTAGGAATATTGCACTGGACAGGTTGTTCAATTAGAACACTATATGAAGCAATGGATGAGTATGTATTTCCTCCAAATGCTGGTGGTCTTGCAGGTAAAACAATGATAGAAGCAGTATTCCCAAAGTCTGTAAAAATTGAAGCATATAAGTCTGGTCCTGGTATGTTCTATAATGGAAAAAATGCCGGAAAAACTTTACGTATAACAAAGGATGTTTTAGTGGAATTTTCATGTAATGCAGACACAAAGGAATTAAATTATGATTGGTGGTTTAAAGGAATGCGAGAATTTGTAAATCTAGATCAATACTCAAGAGAGGTCCAATCAAATGCAGTATGGAAAAAGTTTGGAACAAAGGTAAGTGAACTAATACCTAAATTTGGAGCAAAGACTGCAAGAGAGTATGCTATTATGATGTGTGGTCTTAACTCTGCCCCAGCGTTTATGAATAAGAATGCTGAAAAAGCAAATTGGAATATAGAAAGACTAATGCAAATATATTGTTCTGGAGATTGGGGAAAGGTTTCTCCTTGTAGAGGAAGATGTAATAAGGTAAATAGATACTATCCAGCCTGCAAAGACCAGTGGGATCCTAGTAGTAAATATTATAGGGATGGATATGTTTATGGTGGTTGTAAAAAAGTTAAAAAGAACGGTAAAAAGGTTGGATATGAACATGAAGCCAAACAGGGCATGTATCTTAGAGGTGCAGATTCCATACCACCACCAGAAGGAAAAGCAGTTTATAAGGCTGCATCTGAAGGCAGGTATGGTAGAGAAGATAATATGAGTTAACCTATGGGAAGAACCAGTAATTCACAAAATAAAACTAGCTTTAGTAGACAAACAACTGCAAAAACTACTCAAAAGTCTGCTCAAAAGGTTGCTGAATCTGCTGAGGTGATTGATGTTATTATGCACCCAAAACATGAAGCATTTGATTTAACTGCCAACAGGGTTGTTGGTAGTATAAAAGCTCGACCATTATCAAGATTTAATACAGATCCTGGAAATGTTGAATGGTATAATCCAATGTTTGCTAATCTATATGCTGGATATCCGCTAATAGGTGAAAATGTTTTATTGGTTTCTTCTGCCGGCAAGGGTGCACAAACTAGTCCGGAAAATATTGAAAAATATTATCTACCAGCAACAAACGTTTGGCAAGATGTTAACCACAACCAAAACCCAAATATAACATGGACTAAACAACCAATAGATTCAGAAGCAGAAATTTGTAACCCATCAGGAGTATATACGGCTACTCCAGGCCCAGAACAACAAAGTGGTGGAGAAGAAGTTGAATTAGGTTTTACATTTGAAGAAAAGATAGTTGCTCCTCTTTTACCATACGAAGGAGATACAATAATTAATGGTAGGTTCGGCCAAAGTATTAGGTTTGGTGCAACAAATCTAAACGCTGACACGCCAAATTATTGGTCTAATGAAGGATTAAATGGTGATGCAATAACTATAATAAGTAACGGCCATGTAGTACCAAAAGATTCTGATTTTCATTTAGAAGATATAAATAGAGACTGTGCAATTATAATGTTTTGTGAAGGACAACAAATACCAATAACTACTCCTTCAGATAATTGGACGTCTTATGAAGTACAGTTTGAAAAGGATAATACAGTACAAATAGGATTAGATTTTGTAGGAAACCCTGACGCACAAAATGCTGCAGAAGAAGACGATGATAAAAAAATTGAAGATACAGAATCAGCATCAGAAGATGATATAACCGACGAAAAGAAAGATGAGGAAAGAACTGAAAAGAAAGTAGAAACCAACGGTGAATTCATAACTAGAAAGGTACAAAAAATAGCAGATAGTGATAATGCAGAATTTTATGCATCAGTTATTAATTATTTTGTTGAAAATGGAGCAACTCCTCATGGAGCCTCTGGTTTATGTGGTAACCTACTTTCTGAAGGTATGGGTTCTGTTGCTAAAACTTCTGGTAACTATCCACAACAATGTGCTGCTGAATTAGAAATGTGGGGAGGAACTCCTACACCTGGAACAGCACATAACCACTCCAAGGGTAAAGGTGTACCTGGTGATTGGGTCGGTGTTGGTGCATATGAAAAAACAGAAAAATGGGATGGTAGAACATATTATTCTGGAGAATATTCAAATTGGTCTGGTGGAGTTGGTATAGCTCAATGGACTGGTACAAGAAGAACTAAAATAGAAAAATCACTAATTGGTAATACACGGTTTTACGATGGTGGTGGAGGACCCCCTTATGGTAAGCCATTGCCTAAAAAACAAAATAGGGAAACGTATAATAAAGCACTTCGCGAAGCAGTATATAATTGTCCAAAATTAGGTCCACAGGTTGGTGTACTTGCTCAATGTGCATATTTATGGCATGAAGAAATTAAAAAAATTAGTAGATACAAACCTACCCTTCAAGCAATGACAACCCATGAATACAATCCACTTTATAAACCCAGTGGAAATTCTAATGTATCTTCCGAGTTTGCTTCCAATGGACAAAATCAAGCTGTTGGTAGTACTGTAAAATTAGCAGATGAACAAGATATATCTGTTTTAATCGTTGCAAATTTTGAAGTACCAGGATCGTTTATTCGTAGAAAAAAGGCAGACTATTATAGAACAAAAAACGGAAAAAAAGAATTAAAACAACCTAAAAAAGATTGGGAAGCAACAAAAATAAAGCGTGGTGAAGCTGCAACAGATTCCTTAACACTTTGGAACATGTATTATGGTGACACCCCATTAGGTGATGAAACAAAGCCTAGACCAATACCAATATCTACTTTACCACTTGCACCTGACCCAGCGCCCATTGATAATACAGCTGCTCAAGCAGGGGCCCCACCACTAAGTATACTAATTGAAAAATATAAAGGATATGATATACTAGAAAAAAACTTCCCAGGTAGAGACTCAATGTTGGCAGTACAACATGAATCTGAAAATGTAGAAGGATCGGTTGAAGAATTTGTGGTACAAACTACTAGTGGATTGCGTCGTGGTTCTATTTCAGGTGGTAGGAATGACGTTGAGATTATTAAATGGAGTATCAATGATTCAATAGACGACTATAACGATGGTGAAAGAGTGGATTGGTAAATTATGGGAAGATTTAAAACTAGTAAAAATAAAAGCAAGAGAACTAATAAGCGTAATAACTCAGAGGCCAAAAAACAACAAAAGGTTGGATTATCAAATTTTTCATCGGCTGAAGTTGTTGATATTATTCTTAACGAAGATCACCCTGACTATAGTTTAGAAAAAAAAATAGGGGTAGGATCTGTGAAAGCCAGGCGAATTAAGGAAGAATTTGGAGTACAAAGTTCATCATTGAGTTATTATTCTCCATTTTTTGGAACAGGCATATGGATTCCTCCACTTAAGGGCGAAATAGTACAATTAGTATCTGCTTTAGGTTGGGGAGCCCAAAAAGACCATAAATCTGAAGAAATGTATTATTTGCCTCCAATAAATATATGGCAAGACCCGAACCACAACCAATTACCTGGTGCTAGTTATCAGCTTGGTGTAATGGATGGTACCTCTGAAGCAGAAATTTGTAATCCTTCAGGCCAATATTCTTCAAACCCTGGAACAGCAAAAGCCATTGAACCTGATCCGCCAGTTCCATTGGGATTCATTTTTGAAGAGAAAGAAGTACAACGCTTATTTCCATACGAAGGTGATTTGATACTTGAAGGGAGAGGTGCACATAGTATTAGGTTAGGTAGTACTGTAAAAAAAGCAGAATATAAAAATTGGTGGTCTTCAACTGGTAATAACGGTGATCCAATAACTATCATTAGTGATGACCATAGTAAAACCAGTGGAGGTGACTATAAGCTAGAAGATGTTAATGCTGATGGTGGAATTGTTGTACTTGCATGTACTCAAAAAATACCCATTAATATTATATCAACTGATGGCGATAATATTAGGTGGAATTCTTACGACAATACTCCAACAGCAAAAAAACAAGACGCTTCAGAGTTAAATTATACAAAGGTAATAAAGGAAAAGGAAAAAAAGGGAGATCCTGAAGAAGAAACTCCCGTTGATGATAGAAAACAGGTAACAGAAAAAGAAGAAACTAAAAAACAAGAAGAAGAACCACCATGTCCAGAAGGACAACAAAAAAATACAGCTGGTGAATGTGAAGATATAGTAGAAGATAATCAACCAGTAGTTATTGAAGATATTATATTTGGAGATGCTGTTGCTCACGGGTTGTCTGGAAGACCTGGAACAGGAAAAATAAAGGATCACCCTGATACTCCGTTTGGTACTAGTAAATATTTAGCATCCCCACTAACAGTCCATCGATTCCTAACAGAATATCCAGAAGATCAAATTTCAGGAAAACCTGTAGTTTTAAGTTGTGGTCTAATTGCACATAGTGTAGACTTTAAACCAGGAATTGTACATTTAGTTAGAACCCCTAATGGCAGAGTTACAGACTATCAAGCTTTTTCAACTGGGGTAAATAGTTCATATTATAGACGAACCAGCCTCACTAGCCAGTTTGTTAAAAAGAACGTGCTAAATAGTGAAGGAGACTTCTATACTTGGCATGACTGGGGAAGAACAACTACTGAACGAGATCAAATGTTTAAACTTATGGAAGGTTCAGATTCAAATTTACCTGGCAACTTTCATTATGAACTAACAGTACCAAAATCTAAACTAAATATGTCTCAAACGGTAGACCAAATGAGGAATTGTTTCACATATGCTACAAATGATATTGCATCAATAGACAAACAACTTTCATATTTAACAAGTATAAACTGTACAGTTAAACTTTGTGGTATAGGTAATGCAAAAGGTACCAGGCTTGGTTTAGATTTTAATGACCTACTACAAGAAATATCAGATAAATACGATAACACAACGTTTATTGGTGGTTATGAAATGGACAAAGGAAAAAAATCAGACTTTTACCCTGCAGACCCAGACGATTACAAGAAAAGAGTTAACGATGGAACAGCTGCTCCAAGACCTATTCCAAATCCTGTTCCAGATCCAGTTGGTAATATTACTACATATAAAGGATTTAATATAGAAGAAAAAGAATATTCAAAGGATCAAGTTAGGTCTACTGTAAATTCTGAGCCTGCATCATACTATTTTAGAGTAACAGAAGAACCAAGTTTTAAATTAACAGTACCGCCTGGATATGATGGAGAATCAGACTGTATAAAGGAAGCACTTGGTGAACGAGAGTACTACTTTAACGAGGCAGGATCAGGTGGACTAAGTGCACGATTTTTACAGGGATCAGATGTTTCTCCACAGTCTCAACGACCGAAAATGGCTGGAACAAATGAAAATTATATTGAGTTAATAAAGCGAAGAATTGATTTTGTTGAAGAAGATCATTTTGATACATTCTGCTTCTAACTTACTAAAATTGCCAATAAAACTATATTTATATACAGAAGAGGAGTTAAACTATGGCATATAAACCAGAGGCACCAGCAGCATATGCTGGAAAACAAGTACTAATAAGTTCCAATAGAATTTTATTTAACGCTAGAACAGATTCAGTTTTTATGTTTTCTGATAAATCTGTAGGTATATCAACAAACGGAACATTTAATGTTGATACCGGTGAAGATACAATAATAAATAGTCCAGCCATTTATCTTGGATTAGATGCAACTGAAAAAATGGTACTTGGTGATACTCTTGTAAAATGGATGGAAGATATATCACAAGCAATAATGACACACAACCATACACATGGACAAGGGCCAACAACTGGTTTAATAGACCCTTCTGGTTTTTCGACTGCAAAATCAACATCTAAAAACGTATTAAGCGCACAAAACTTTACCCTATAATTATGGCATTTAACTCAGCAGCATTTATAACCGCGGTAACACAAATAGAAAATAACCCACCGGGAGATGCAATCTCCTTTGCCTCAGATTGGACAGATGCATTTTTTAATGGCTATGGTAACCCAACACCCCCAAGTCTAACTGCTCAGGTTGGAAAGGCCCAAATGAAAGGATTATTTTTAGCGGCATATCAAAATGATAATAACGGAAAAGATTTAATGAACAGTGGTGTAAGTATTTTTGCAGCACAAATGGCACCTGGAATGCTTCCTTTATTTGCTGCAATTCCACCAATGGGCTACCAAGGATTTGCACAAGTAGATTTAGATGGAACAGGAACAACCGGACTACTAGGACCAGCCCTTGCTGCAGTAACCCAACCATGGTTTATGTCGGGAACAGCAATTCAAACAGCAACAGGTGCAACTACCACCTGGGTGTAATAAATAATGTTATAGCTCTATATTTATATAGCGTAAGATAATCTTTAATAATCAGGAGATTAAAATGAAAAAAAGTGAACTAATACAAATAATAAGAGAAGCAGTTAGAGCTGAAATCAAAGCTGCTCTTAGTGAAGGGTTTGGTGAGCAACCAGTAAAGAAAATAGTAAAGAAAAAGGTTGCGAAAAAAGTACAAGAACAAAAAGCAAAATCCCAACAATATACAGATAATAAGTTGTTGAATGACGTACTAAACGAAACAGCCAATGGGGAATCATGGCCAACAATCGGAAATAAAACCTTGTCTGGTAAAGATGCATTGGGTGGCAAAGCAGGATTAGCAGCCGCAATGGGATTAGGAAATATGGACCAAGCATTTGGTGGTAAACCAACAACGGCCCAAATGATACCTGCAGACAGACAACATGTTGAAGTACCTGACGACGTAGGAAAAGCTCTAACAAGAGATTATTCTGATTTAATGAAGGCTATAAATAAGAAAAAAGGAAAATAATAAATGCCACAAGGACCAGAAAGAGAAATAATAAGTAGTCCAGTAATAGACGGTGAAGATGTAGCCTTAGGCCTTTCTTTGCCCTTTAATTCTGACAATGGTTCTATGTTTGATTTAAACTTCCTTTCAATTGATCAAGCCGTTTCAAATGTTAAAAATTTATTGTTAACAAGAAAAGGTGAACGGGTAAATCACCCAGAGTTTGGTACAAATTTACAAGATTATTTATTTGAACCAAATTATCAGGTGTTGCGAGATGCTGTTGGAAAAGAAATTGAAAAGGCTATAGAAT